GTGCCGGAGGCTGCCCCGTAGAACCCGCTGGACGAGCCAGCGAGCAGGCCCTGCACGAGCCCGTAGGCCGTGGTGTCCGCCAACGGAACGCCCGCGGTGGGACGGAAGAACTCCACCTTCGCGCTCCCTGCGCCCACCGAACGGACGTTGCTGCCCGACGAACCGACCTGGGCGACCGTCGCGTCGAGGGCGATCGAGCCGGCGAGCAGGATGCAGGCGTCTTCGACGGCCTGAGGCACCTCGTCGGAGGCCACAGTTGCGCCGTCGTCCTTCGCAGCGGTGCGAGGCCACGCGGTCAGCTGATCGGGGTCGGCCTTCGTGCCCGACCAGCGGAGCTGATCGAGCCGCCGGGTCGCCGCCACCAGATGGGCGCCCCTCGTGTCGGTGCTGAGCCCCGACCAGGCGGCCCCGCGCACCGGATCGACGGCGAGGTAGTCGTCGGCCTCGGCGACGGAGGCGTAGGCGGTGTAGTCCACCGCGCCGATCGTGATCGTCGACAGACTCACGCGAGCACCTCTCCGTCGAGCGCGCCCTCGTCGACGCGACTGTCGCGGGCGTCGGGCCGACCGAGCAGGCTCATGTCGAGCTCGGCGGGCCCGGGGGTGGGCGGGGAC